AATACGGCTCGCGGTCGGGGTACTCAGCGAGGAACTTGTCGAAGTCAATCACCTGTCCCTTTGTGTTGTCAATCACCGTCACGCCAGGCAACTTCGCCGTGAATGGTCTCGCCTTGTTCGTGCCCAGCGTCGTGGTCGAGTCAGCCGAATTGTCGAAAATCACAATCTCGTACTTCTCCCCGCCATGCTTGCGAATCGACTGCACCGCCGCCTCCGTAATCTCCGGCGTGTTGAAATGAATCATCGCCACCACCCTGTCGCCCTTCGGCATCGGCGGCAGCTTCGCCTTCTTAGTTGTTGTTGTCTTTTTTGCCATAGTCCTTTGTTTCTTTGTATTTTGCCTCGCAATTCTATTGCGTTCATTACTTCTCCACAATCTCCACAGCCGTTATCTGCACCGTGTTGTCATAACGGTCGGCATGGAACGACTGAATCTGATACACCAGACCGTCGTACCTCAGATAGCTGTTGCGGTTGACCACATTGTTCCAGCGCATGCGAACCATGATAGTGTCGTAAGCATCCAGTGCTCCTTCACGCATAGCCTTCACGCCCTTGCTCCACGTTACGTCAGCCCACACGCAGCCTTGCGACTCATACGTCACCGTGCCAGAGTTCTTGCCGTATTTTCCGTCTTTCTGCACGCGCTTCAGTATCTCCACACGCTTCCTTAACATTCCTGCTGAGTAACCCATAGCTATTCCTGATTAAGTGATTCTATGTACGTCTTCACGTCAGACTGCAACGCAGCCAGCTGCTGACGCATTTTCTCCAGTATCATGGGCGTAGGCTCGTTGAACGCAGTATATGTGTTCACCATCTTCGTCATGCGAGTCATCAATTCCGTCTTGGTCTCGCTCTCGTCGCTGGCGGCAAAGAAGCAGATGTTCGTGTATTCGCCCTGAATGGCATCAATGATGCGGTTGCGCTCGTTGATGAGTGGCGTGCCCGAGAGCACGATGTACTCCTTCACCAAAAAATCGAAGTTGTAGGGAACCGCACTGAGGTTCTGAGGCGAAGCCGGCGACCGTTGCTCATACGAGTTCGTTACCAGTTCAAGCGTCGCGTGAATGATGGCTGGGGGCACATAACCATACGTGCCAACCAGGTTCTCATACGTGCGATTGCACAAGTAGAGAATCGTTTCCTCGGCTCCGTCGCCATACAGTTCCATTTCCCTGTCTTCGCAATCGAAGTCGATGCGCGAGTGGGACTTGATGTAGTCAATCGTTAGATATTTCATATCTTCATTTGTTTTTCCCTTTCCTATCCCACACTTTGCCGCCGCGGGTTTACCGTCAACAAAAAAAAGGACGCGTCTCACGACGCAGCCCTCCACATAATAACCAAAACCATGAAAACCTATAAA